GTTTCCCAGTCACGATCGGCTGCTGAGATGTGGGGGCGGATGCGAGCGTGGCTGTTCGCAGGGGGGTCAATCAAAGACAGTCCGATACTTGAGACTGAGTTGACAACTCGTGAGTACAGTCACAACGAAAAAGAGCAATTAATGCTCGAACGCAAGAAGGACATGAAGAAACGCGGCCTTGCTTCACCTGATTGGGCTGACGCTTTGTGTCTCACTTTTGCTGAACATGTGCCTAAACTCGTCGTCCAGAAGAAAGAAATTCACACTTCGAGAGGTGTACCTGAGAAAAAAGGTAGACGTAGTGTGTTAGATAGATTAGATTGTGAGTAGTTTATTTACACAGGAGGTATATTATGTGCGGTGGAGGCGGTAGCGCACCAGACGAACCAGCAGCATTACCAGAAGCACCAACGGCAGCACCAACGCCTGAGCAATCAGCGGGGGGTTCGTTTCGTGAAGAGATTCAGAAGAAGCGAGGAACAACTGCTGGTGGTACATTGTTGACTGGTCCTCGTGGACTTGAGACATCAACAGCTAATACTCAGCAGAAAACCCTTTTAGGTAGTTAACGATATGGCCGATTCAGAAAAAGCAGTCAGATCTGTAACACGTAAACAGTCATACGTTAAACGGGTTGAGTTGTTACGTTCTGAACGTTCGTCGTTCTTCCCGTTGTGGCGAGAACTGAGTGATCACCAACTTGCTCACCGTGGGCGTTTCCTAGTTTCTGACCGCAACAAAGGTCACAAACGCAACACTAAGCAGTTGAACAACACACCTCGTCGTGCTGTCAGAACGTTAGCGTCTGGTATGATGGCAGGTATCACATCCCCTGCTCGTCCGTGGTTCAAGTTAGCTTTGAACAATAAGACTATCGCTGAGAACGCTAACGTCAAAGCATGGTTGATGAACGTTGAGCGTGTCATGCGTGAGATCTTCAACCAGTCGAACCTTTACAACTCTCTACACGTCGTATATCAGGAACTCGGTGTATTCGGTACAGCGTCTCTCGGTGTATTCGATGACTTTGAAAATGTGATCCGCTGTAAACCTTACACTGTTGGTAGTTACTTCCTGGGTCTGAACGGCAGAGATCAAGTTGACACATGGGCGCGTGAGTACCAGTTGTCAGTCGGTCAAGTTGTTAAACGATTCGGTTATGATAAATGCAGTAAAAACGTCAAGAAGCAATGGGATACAGGTAACACTGAGTCGTGGGTCGATGTGGTTCACATTGTGGAACCAAACGATAATCGTGACAGTTTCAGCCCGTTAGCTAAAGATAAGAGATTCAGATCAGTATATTTCGAGAAGTCTGATAAACAGGACAAGTTCCTGCTTGAAAGTGGATTCGATGACTTCCCTATCATGGCCCCTCGTTGGGAAGTTACAGGGGAAGACGTTTACGGTGTAGCTTGTCCGGGCATGGATGCGCTGGGTGACAGTAAAGCGTTGCAGTTATCTGAGAAGATGAAGTATGAAGCTATCGAGAAGATGGTTGATCCGCACCTCATCGCCCCCTCAACAATGCGTAATGCTTTGGTTGATGGTTTACCCTCTGGTGAGATCAGTTTTATTGGCTCGAATACAGGGGATCTGCTCAAACCAGCGTATCAAGTTCAACCTCGTATCGACTATCATCTGCAAGACATTGAGAAGGTTGAGGATCGGATCGAGAAGTCTTACTATGTTGACCTGTTCCTGATGCTGGCTAACAGTGACAGACGACAGATCACAGCACGAGAGATTGCCGAACGTCATGAGGAAAAACTGTTGATGTTGGGTCCAGTTCTCGAACGCATCCACAATGAGCTGCTTGACCCGTTGATCGACAGAACATTCAACATCGGCATTCAAGCTGGTATCTTCGGTGAGATCCCTGAAGAGTTGAGTGAGCAGAACATCAAGGTCGAATACATCTCAGTGTTGGCTCAGGCTCAACGCATGGTTGCTATCGGAACCATTGAACAGGTTGCAGGTTACGTTGCTAACATTTCACAACTTGACCCAAGAGCGCGTCACAAGTTCAACGCTGCAAAGAGTGTTGACGAGTACGCTGCTGCAATTGGTGTGTCACCTGACCTGATTAACAGTGATGATGATTACAATGATTCTGTTCAAGCTGAACAACAAGCAGTACAGCAACAACAAGCAGCAGCACAAGGTGCTCAGATGGTAGAAGGTGCTAAGACAATGTCTGAGACTGACACCGAGGGTAAGAACGCATTGACAGCATTCATGCAACAGCAAGGGGTGTCAAATGTCCAGCAGTAAACAACAAAAGGAACTGAGAGATCAGGAGAAACAGGATGTGTTGAATATCATGTCAAATGAATCTGGTCGTCGGTTTGTTCATAGGATTTTACAACGAGCTGGTTTATTCCGCTGTTCGTTCAGTGGTCAAAGTAACCAGACAATTTTTAACGAGGGTGGACGCAATCAGGGTTTAATGATTCTCAATGAAGTCATGACTCACGCCCCCGGATCATATCAAACAATGTTAAAGGAGAACTCGAATGGCTGATCCCATTATTGCAGACGACCCTGCTGTGGATGACCAAACCGCCGATCAACCTGATGTGACTACGGACGATCAAAACACTGATCAACCTGATGTGACTACGGACGATCAAAACACCGTTGACGAACCAGAAGAGAAAGCTGACGAAGTTCCAGAAAACTATTCTGATTTCCAGATGCCGGAAGGAATCGAAATTGATACCGACTTACTCGGTGAAGCTGTTCCGTTGTTTAAGGAATTAAAGCTGAATCAAGAGCAAGCTCAGAAACTTGTCGATCTACAGGCTAAATCGGTTCAGAAGTTTACGGAAAGTCAGACATCTCAGCGCAACGACACAATTGTGGGATGGGAAAATGATATTAAAGCCGATAAAGATATTGGCGGAGATAACTTTGACCAGAATCTATCTATCGCAAAAGAAGCTGTTGACAAGTTCGGAACACCTGAGTTGACAAAGTTTCTCGCTGATTCTGGTGCTGGTTCTCATCCTGAGATTGTACGGATGTTCGTCAAGATCGGTAACCTCACGAGGGAAGATAACCCTAACGGAGGGTCACCAACAGCACAATCAACGGATATCGTCAAACGATTATATCCTAACAACTAAGGAGAAACATCATGGCAATTCTCGGATCAAAGTTTGTGGACTTGATCGATGTCTACAAGAATCAGAACCCCGATGGCACAATTGCAGAAGTAATCGAGATGTTGAGTGAAATGACTCCGATTCTCGATGACGCTCTGGCAATGGAGTGTAATCAGTCCACCAATCATGTTCACACCGTTCGTACAGGTTTACCTACGATCACATGGGGTAAGTTGTACCAAGGCATCGTACAAAGCAAGAGCACTAAAGCTCAAGTCACTGACACAACTGGTTTCGCTGAAGGTTTGTCAACTGTTGATGAGCGCGTTCTCGCGTTGTCCAAGAACCCCGGCGCGTTGCGTTTATCTGAAGCTCAATCATATCTTGAAGCAATGGCTCAAGAGGTCGGTACTAAGATATTCTATGGCAACTCTGCATCTGACCCTGAGCAGTTCATGGGTCTTGCTCCACGTTTTAACGATCTCGGTGCTGCCAATGGCGGTCAGATCATTGACGCCGGTGGTACTGGTTCAGACAATACCTCAATTTGGTTCGTAACTTGGGGTGATAACCAGTGCCACTTACTCTATCCTGAAGGTACTCAGGCTGGTGTCAAGCGTGAGGACATGGGTCGTCAACGTGTTACTGATGGCGATGGTAACCCTTACTATGTTCAAGAAGAGAAATTCGATTGGCATGTCGGCCTTGCTGTTAAAGATTGGCGTTATGTCTCTCGTGTAGCCAACATTGATGTCAGTGACATGGCTGCTGGTAGTGTTGCACTCTATGACTTCTTACGTAAAGCATACTACAAGTTACAGAACCGTCGTGTCGCTGGTGGAAATATGGCGATCTACTGTAACCGCGACGTGCTTGAAGCGTTGGATTCTCTTGCGACTAACGCTGGTGCATCCGACAGCTTCGTTCGTTTGAAGCCGATGGAGATTCAGGGTGAAGAGGTCATGACTTATCGTGGTATTCCGATTCGTGAGACTGATTCTCTAATCAACACTGAGGCTCGCGTAGTATAATTCAAATTTAAAGGAGTAATCTCATGATTTTATCCGCACAACAATTGTTCTCCGATGATCAGGCGATCACTGCGACTGCGTTATCCACCAATGTGATTGACCTTGGTGTTCGTGGTACACCTTTCGATGCTGTCGATGCTCTCAACGGTGACGTTGGTAAAGGTAATCCAATTCCGATTCTCATCCAAATAACTGAATCGTTCAACACGTTGACCAGTTTGACTGTTACTCTTGAGACCGGTGATGTTGCTGGAACTCTTGGTATAGTGTTGAACACTGAAACAATCCTTCTTGCTGATCTTGTGGCAGGAAAACAGACTTTCATGCAGTACGTTCCGAACGGTGCAGAAGGTCGTTATCTTGGTGTTCGCTACACTGTCACAGGCACAGCACCTACAACTGGTCAGATCACCGCTGGCATCAGTATGGGTAACCAGACTAACGTAACAGGCGCATAATTGTAACGGAGCAGACCCAACCATCTGCTCCGTTTAACTCAGGAGGACCAGATGCCTAAATATCGTGTATTAAAGACAGGGTTCTATGGTACAGTGTTACGTGTACCGGGTGGTAAGCATGATCCTGTTGTAACGTCAAAACCGATCCCGAAGAAAGAGTTGCCTTCGTGGTTGGAGCTGATCAAAGATGATGGTAAGGTGAAAAACGAAGTCACTGAGCCGAATGACACTGTTGATTCGTTCATGGGTGACGAGGACGGTGTTAAAACATTGTAAAATGTAACGGAGGTTGGTTATGTCGAATGTTATTGAAGTATGCAACAGGGCTTTAGCCAGCGTCCGTGGTAAAAGTATCAACTCGCTGACTGAGGGTAGTGTCGAAGCGCAACAGTGTAAACTGCACTTCGACACTGCTCGTCAGTTTGTGTTGCGTGACAATGATTGGCAATTTGCTAGAAAAGTGGCACCACTGCAACTCAGAACAGAAGAACCCCTTCACTGGTTATATTCTTACCAGTACCCTAACGACTGTTTGAACCTGAAGATCGTCACAGGTGATTACGCTTTCAAATCACAACAAGATGATCAGTTGGCTAATCGTGGCCGATTCATTGCTGAGTTCGTTGAGCCTGAGTTGTCAGTTCCTTTCGAGATTCAGAATGGTCCAGATGGTCGAATCATCGTTACAGATCAAGCTGAGGCGTATGCGATCTACACATCTGATGTTGATATCGCTTTATTCGATTCAATGCTGGTCACAGCGTTATCAAATTACTTAGCGATGCTCATTGCTGTCCCTGTGATGGGTGGTGACATAGGTAGAGCAATGAGACAAGACGCTTCTGTAATG